AAATTGTTTAGCTGTAATTTTCAGCCTCTCTCTCTCAGCCTTAAATTCTGCTGGTGTCATTTCTTTATTCATGATATATCCTTTCTCATGGGTCTTGATCCACCCATGTTTGCTAGTATTGGGCGGCTAGGTAATCCAACGACTTAGCCGCCCTTTCTCTTTTACTCTGTAATTTTTCTGTATTGTTGCAAAGTCATTGAACAAACTACAGCCCATTGACCACCAGCCAAATCCCAGATCATAGCTGCATGATAAGGTTGGTCTAAAACTTTAAATGCGGTTAATGCCTCAAACCTTGTTTCGTAAAACATCATCATGGCCTGATCATCACTCAAAACTCTTTTGGATTCTTTGTGAATTTCAAACCGATCTTTCTGTTCTGAATAAAAATTTTTACAGGCTGTATGACATAAATCTAAAACATCCTGTATTGAATATTCTATAATCATTGTTTGATCCTTTCTTTGCTAGTTATGCCATTAACGGCGATTTAAACGCTGTTCAGCGTTTATCACTGCCTTGCCAGTGTATAAGTACCGACAAGGCAGTCATAAAAGCTGACGGGCTTTAAATCATCATTAAAACTGTAAAGCCCCAAACTGTGCCCATAAAGACAAGACCAGCTAGTAGATTCTCATATTTGATCAGAAAGTTGTTTATTTTTTTAAGCATTGCTTGATCCTCTGTAACCGCAATAAATACCGCAACCTATCTCATAAATCTGATCGTTAGTTTTTCCTCTAATTATATATTTTGCGATCTGTTTTCTGGATAATGGGCAAGATATGAATCCATAACGTGCAAACATTGCTTGAATATCGTTAATCTGTTTTATCATTGCTTGATCCTTCTTTGTTTGCTGTTTCTATTTTTGCTGCATAGTCATAAGCCTGTTGACGGAAATATGTCCAATAGACTGTTTTCCATTGACGGGTTTTTTTACACGGCTCTTGAACGTGCCAAGTAGTTTTAGTTTGAGATGATAAACCCGGACTTGTGGGGTGTGGAATCCAGCCCGTTACTATTCTTGTTTTTGACATTGTTTTGATCCTTTCTTAATTCAGATTGATTAAAGCAATTCTTCCAGCCTTAATCTCTTTTTCAGTTTGCTTTTTATCCATGCCTAAAAACTGGTTTCTATACTTGCCAGTTGTAGTTGAATAATCCCAATAATGCACATCCAACTTAACAACGCCCGATGAAATGTGACGTTGTGCAATTACTGAATTATATGACTGGAAATATTCAAACTCTCCATCAGTCACAATAAACTGATTAGCAATCTTGTTGCCGTTGCGTGATGTAATGTTTTTAACTTTCATAGCTTTGATCCTTTCTTTGTTTGCTATGTTTGGCATGATTGCCATTTAAACAGCCTTGCAAGGCTGTTTAAAAGGCAAGGCTGCATGATACAGCCTAGCCATGTTTGTTCAATCGTAGTAAAATGATTCTGGTTTTTCTATTAACTGCCCTTGTTTGTTTGTTAATCCTACGCAATCACCATTGCAGCGCGATACAATAAAACACTGGCCTACGCTATCCTTGAGCACTTTGTAATTGTCATTTTTCCAAAATACATTGCGGCCTATTTGTAATGCAAATTCAATATCTGATAGTGTCATTATTTTAATCCTTTCGTTTGCTATATTGTTTCAACACTGATTAAAACGTGTTCCTGTTTTTCTATGTCAGCAAGATCATTTTCAGTTATGTAATAAGGGCAATGCTGAACAGTGTGATCTATTCTTGCTTGCTTTTCATCCTGAATCCATTGTTCAGCCTCATACCATTGATCAAAAATCTTGATCGTTGGTTGATCATCCATATCAAAAGATTTATAAGTTACTTTATATTGTTTCATAGCTTTGATCCTTTTCTGTTTGCTATGTTGGCGGTTATGATCTTTCCAATAAATACAGTTTTGCATTGTGCGGATTAATCCTTGCTTGCCCATACTGGTTAACAGTAACGATCTGCAAGTTTGCTAATCTGCATATAATGTTTACAGTCTCTGCATCATTAGCAAAACTGATCCACTTTCCTCTATTTTTAAGGTAAAATTGGATTGTTTTGATTGTCTTTTGTTTTGTTGTCATAGCTTGATCCTTTCTTTGTTTGCCGTCTTTTAATCTAAATCTATTACTTGATAGTTATCACACCCCTCAACGTCCTGGACAACACCATTTTGAACAGTGATTATAACGCTTTTTTCTTCTGGCTGATTGACGATCACTTCAAAGCAATAAGTTTTATTAAGCAATGACAGCGACACTTTATCAAAGCTTTTCCGCTTTGCTAGTGTGGCGAGATTGCGAGTAGCTTCACAGTCAGGATAAAATAGCGTCTGTCCGTAAACTGTTTTAGGTGTGAAGAATAATCTTATCATTGTTTTGATCCTCAATAGTTGTTTGCTAGTTTTGCATCTGATCCGAATCAGATAAGACCAAGGTTAATGCACATTGGTCATATTGTCAACACCCTTAAAACATGATATTGAATCTTGCATACATTGATCTGCAAACATTGCAGCTGGATTAGTCGGATTTATTTTGATTGATTGGGGTTGGATTTCAAAAAACATTGTTGTGTTTTTCCCCCTCATAACAGAGGCAAACGCACATTGCTTTGCGCGGCACTGCTTGCTGTGCGGGGGGCATTGCAAAAGGTAGGCACACCCAAAACAAACCGCGCCATACAATGTACATTAAATACTACATTTACACACACAGTCTGAATGACTATGTTAAGGCATGGCAAAGCTTACAAAGACAAGGATTGATGACTTAGTTGGCATGATTATGGAAGGCCATAGTCTTGCTCGTTCTTGTACTGAGTTGAGTATAAGTAGGCGTAACATTTACAGCCGTATGGGTAAGGATGCTGAGTTAGAGCGTAGGATCAGGACGGCCCAGCAGCAAAGTGCTGAGAAGGCTGTAGAAGAGTTGGATGAGTTATATCAGCAGAGGTTGAGGGGTGAGAAGGATTATGACCCTAATGTGCTGAGAGATTATGCTACTCATGTAAGGTGGAAGGTTGGAAAGTTACTGCCTGAAAGGTATGGTGAGCAGAAGAACAGAGCCGGTGTTGAAATAGGTGATGGCACTGTTCGGATAGTCTGGGAAACAGATGCAAGTTAAGATACCTTACAAGCCTAGAGTATTACAGGCTGAGATGCATGAGAGTTTGAAGCGTTGGAATGTGCTTGTGATGCACAGGCGTTTCGGTAAGACGGTCTGGGCTGTAAATCATTTAATCAGACATTGTTTGACTTGCGAGTTACCAAGGCCAAGGGTTGCTTTTGTAGCCCCTACCTTTACACAGGCTAAGAGAATAGCTTGGGATTATGTAAAGTATTACGCCAGTGTCATACCAGGTGTTACTTTCAATGAGACAGAACTGCGTGTGGACTTTCCGAATGGGGGGCGGTTAATGCTTTTGTCGGCTGAGAATCCTGACAGCTTGCGTGGTATTTATCTAGACCTGTGTGTATTTGATGAGTTTGGGATGCAGAACCCTAGAGTATGGGGGGAAGTTGTAAGACCAGCCCTGTCCGATAGAGAGGGTGCGGCTGTATTTTTAGGAACGCCGGCAGGACATAATCATTTTTATGATTTGCTGGAGACTGCCAAGACTGAAACACAGAATGGCTCTGACCAGTGGTACTGGAAGATAGTCAAGGCATCTGAAAGCAATCTTGTCAAAGAAGAAGAGTTAGAAGCTGCCAGCAATCAAATGACGCTGGAGCAGTATGAGCAAGAGTATGAATGTTCGTTTACAGCGGCTATCATAGGTGCATACTATGGACGGTTGCTGACAGAGGCAGAAGATAACGGCAGAGTAACAAGAGTGCCGTATGATCCTGCATACCCTGTACATACCGCATGGGATTTGGGTATAAATGATAGTACAGCTATTTGGTTTGCACAGATATTTAGAAGTGGAGCAGTAAATGTCATTGATTATTACGAAAGCTCTGGAGTGGGCCTCGAACACTACGCAGAGATTTTGCGGCAAAAAGACTACCACTGGGGAGACCATCTCGCCCCCCACGACATTGAAGTCAGGGAACTCGGCACGGGCAAAAGCCGCCTCGAAACGGCGTTCAGCCTCGGCATCAGGTTCAAAGTCATCCCGAAAATGAAAGTTGCTGATGGTATCAATGCAGCACGTTTATTGATACCCAAGTGTCATTTTGACCGTGACAGATGCGCTGAAGGCGTAGAAATGCTCAAGCAATACAGGCAAGAGTGGGATGAACGTAAAAAAATATTTAGGGATCATCCAAGGCATGATTTCACAAGCCATGCTGCGGATGCGTTTAGGTATCTGGCTGTTGGGTTGGAGAATAGACAAAGTTATACTAAGCCCCCTCAACAAGTCGCAGTTAATGAGTACAATCCGTTTACTTTGTAAAAAGTTGAAAAGATGATAGTATGGCATCAAACAAGGAGATACAGCCATGTCATTCCTAAGACCCAAGACAGTCACACCGCCACCACCACCGCCACCGCCCCCACCACCTATGGAAATGGGTGCAGAGGACACAGTTCGTGCAGAGGCTATGGCTGATGAGGCAGTAAGAACACAACGCAGAAGAAGAGGCCGTAGATCAACTATCGTTGCTGGCGGCTTGGTAGAAGGTGAAGGATCTCCTTCATACGGTGGCACTCCAACCATACTGGGATAGGTTATGGACAAAAATTTTACCAAGGCTCTTGTTAGCAGATACGAACACGTAAAAACGCAAAGAGACAACTGGAACAGCCACTATCAAGAGTTGGCTGACTATATGCTTCCCCGAAAAGCTGACGTTGTTAAAAGTCGTTCCAAGGGCGATAAGCGCATGGAACTTATCTTTGACAGCACAGCTTTACAAGCCGTAGACCTGTTGTCATCTAGCTTGCACGGTATGTTGACCAGTGGGGCTATGCCTTGGTTTCACCTTGACCTCAAAGAAGAAAACTTAGGCAGGGATGATGATGTAAAAGAGTGGCTGCAAGATACCAGTATGCGTATGATGAGGGCCTTCAATCAGTCAAACTTTGGTACTGAAGTGCATGAGATGTATGTTGACCTTGTTGTGTTTGGCACAGGTTGTATGTTTGTTGAAATGGAAGAAGATGCTTTGCGTTTTAGCACCAGACATATCTCAGAGTTTTATGTACAGGAAAATCAGTTTGGCATAGTTGATACAGTATTCAGATCATACAAAAGCCCAGCACGACAAGTTGTGCAAAGGTTTGGGCAAGAGAATGTAACTGAATACATTATGAAGAAGTTTCAAGACAAACCAGATGAAGACATTGAGTTACTTCATATTGTTATGCCTAGAGAGGACAGAGATTCAGAAAAGATAGACAATAAGAACATGCCTTTCGCATCTATTTATATAGATATGGAATCATCTTCTATGTTGTCAGAGAGTGGCTTCCAAGAGTTCCCTTACATTGTCCCACGGTTTCTAAAGGCAACAGGTGAGATAATGGGGCGTTCCCCTGCTATGGTGGCGTTGCCTGACGTAAAGATGTTAAATCTTATGTCTAAGACCATCATACAAGCTGCTCAGAAACAAATAGACC